AATTGAAAATATAGATTCTAGAATTGAACAACTACAAAAAGATTTATCAAAATCTCCTAAATTTAGTAGATCATATTTTATACTAACTGGCACAGTACAAGCCATGATTACAATAAAAGAAGAAATACTACAAAAACAATATAAACTAAACAAATAATGAGAAAGACTAAAGAAAAAATCAAAATAGGTGATAAAAAGTTTAAAGTGGAACAAGAAGTTTCTAATACCTTAAAGTCACTAGCACAGGCCGTGCATTCTCATGAAGTTGCACTTATGACATGGTTGCATAAAGACTATAATGGATCTAAAAGAATGACTAAAGATAAAAAAGACTTTAGAGATTCATTAAAAAAATACTGCATGCAAATACCTGGAGCTACAGATATTCTAAGCAGAATGGAAAAAATAGACAAAGAATTAGAACAAAGTCAAAACAAAAAGGAAGAAGTTAAGGAAGCAAAAGAATAATTCATTAACTTTGTAGTACTTTCCTATCCGTGTCACACATGGTTTTGTTTTGATTCACTAGATACCCTGCTTCTGCGGGGTACCTGGTGTTAAATCAAACAATATGAAAATTATCCAAGATCATAAATTGACTCATGAAAACTATTATAATGATACAGACTATGTATCTAATAGTATGTTAAGTCATTTAACAAACAAATCACCTGAATACTTTCAGTATATGCTTAATCATTCACAACCACCTAGCTCTGCTATGAAGTTTGGATCAGCATTTCATATGTATGTATTACAGCCTGATGAGTTTGAAAAACACTATGTAGTAACTCCAAACATAGACAAAAGAACCAAACAAGGTAAACAAGAGTATACAGAATTTATGTTAAAAAATCAGTTCAAAACTTTAATTTCTGAAAGTGATTTACAAACTATACAGATGATGTCAGATAAATTATCAGAAGATTCACTGTGTAAAGATTTGTTAAAAATTGGCAAGCCTGAACAAATTATAGCATGGAATAATCCTGAATATGATGTAAATTGTAAAGGTATGCTAGATATACACTGTAATATAAATGACATAATTGTAGATTTAAAGACAACACAAGATTGTAATTTAAAACCATTTACAAGATCTATTAAAAAGTATATGTATCACAAGCAAGCTGCATTTTACACTGATGCTGTAAGAGCATTGTCATACTATATAGTAGCTATAGAAAAGAATCCACCATTTAGTTTAAATGTATTTGAAATTAGTGGTGATGTTCTAGATCAAGGCAGACATTTATATAACCAAGAACTATATCTTTACAAAAGATGTTTGGATGAAGGTAATTGGCCTGGTCCATCTATGGCTATTTGGAAAGACGTTCTAGACAGAGAACCTATAGATATAAATAATTTTGAAGATATATTATGAAAAACTCAGTAATTTTTGAAGGGGGCATTGATAAAGTTAGTACTTTAGCAGATGGTAGCTTACGTATTTACGTAGGCACCCCTGAGTTATCAAACGAAACTATGGTAAAGGTGTTTTCACTAATTAAAAAGCCTGGTTATGTTTTGGTATCAACAAGTTCTTTTAATCAAGAACAAATAGATGCAGTTGAAAAAGCAACTGTAAATGCAGAGTTTAGTGAAAAAACTCCTAGTCAAAGACTTAGGGGTGTTTTCTACAAACTATGGGAGCAAACACAGCCAAAGTCTATGAATGGAGACACAGGTGAATTAGAATATGTAGACTTTGATTTGTACTATAAAAGACAAATGAATAAACTTATTGATCACTATAAAACTAAACTAAACTAATGACAGAACATGATGAGCAATACTATGAAAGAAATAGAAATGGCTTTGATTATATCACAGACACAACAGATTCCCGTATTCCCCACTATTACGTAGGCTTATACTATAAATATGAAGCTAGAAAAATTATAGAAGACTACAATCTTTCGTATAACTTAGGGACTGCATGTAGTTATATACTTAGATCAGCTAGGAAACATAGCGATGGAGGTATATCTGATATAAAAAAAGCTATTGCTCATCTTGAATTTGAATTAGATAAAATTAAAAATAAATCATAACTACAAACAGAACTTATTACAATGAAAATACTTAATTTATATGCGTGTTTAGGTGGTAACCGATATAAGTGGAACGAAGTAAAAAACGATATAGAAGTTACTGCAGTTGAGCTTGATCCTGAATGTGCAAGGTTATATCAGGACAGGTTTCCTAATGACAAAGTTATTATTACAGACGCACATCAATACTTATTAGACCACTACAAAGAATATGATTTTATATGGAGCAGTCCACCGTGCCCAACGCATTCTAGATTACAAATTTCAATGAAAACAAAAGTTAAAATGAAATATCCTGATATGAAACTATATCAAGAAATAATATTTTTAGACAGTTTTTTTAATGGTAAATACTGTGTTGAAAATGTAATACCTTTTTATGAACCACTAATACCAGCAAAAAAAAGAGGTAGACATTTATATTGGACAAATTTTTATTTACCTAATGTATTAAGTAGTGTTAAAAACCCTGATTTTACACGAGGAAAAAATCGTATAAAAGGTATGTCTGATTATCATAACTACGATTTTAACAAATATAATGGTAAACAATCTAAATCTAAAATGGCTAATAATCTTGTTTACTTTGAAGACGGTAAAACAATATTTGAAACAGTATGCGGTATAGTAAAAAAAAAGAATGTAAAACAAACTGAATTATTTTGATTTATAAATGAAAACAATAAATATTTGTGTTTAATTACAGGTAAAATTAGACGTAACTTTTCCATTTACCAATAGGACACTCAGAACTAGACAGTTTAGTTTTTAAAAACATAAAACATAAACATTCCTTACACTGTTTTGTAGGTTTAAAAAATCTATCACAGGATTTACATATACTCATTCTATCTTCAGAAATATTTTTTGGAACTATAAATTCTTTCATATACTTACATTATAGTTTAATATACCTTGTAAACCATTTTGTCTATTATATATGAAAGCTTGTGCTTTTTTAATATTACCTATAAAACCTTTTGAATCATGCCAATAATCTGTTGCTGACATTGAAGATAAGTTCCTTACGGTTATGCCGTTAAGTTCTTCTATTGCTTGTAACTTCATAGCTTTATTGGTATGATAGTGTCCTCTATGCACTTCAACATAACTTACATCACTCCATAAATTTTTAAATCGTTGAGATATAATGCCTGGCAAATCAGCTGTCTTTGGTCCATCACCATGATCACTAATTATTAAATTATTACCATAGGGTATAGCCTTCATTAAACAATCTGAATTATCTACTTTTACATTATCATTATTTTCATAGTATAACTCCAAAAGATCACCTAAATGCATTATTGATTCCCTATCATGATTACCTGGTATAACCATTACATGAACATTAGCTATTTCATATAGTCTATTTATAGCTTTGATCATAAGCTTTCTAGCTGTACGGTACATATCAATATGAAAATCAGTATTAAATTGTGGTGTACCTTTTGTAGTGCTTGGTATTGGCCAATCACCATCAGAGTTTAATAAATCTTGTCCTACGATAAATAATATTTTATCTATGTAATACCCTTGCGCTCTATATAAAAGATGCTCTATGGCGGTTAAAAGGCGTTCTTCAGCAATTTCCATGCTGTATTCATCACCTTTTATACCAATCTTACCAATATGTAAATCAAATGCAGATATTTCTAATAAGTGTAAATCATTACGATCATCAGGCCTTTCTCTTTTTATTAGTTTTATTTTAGGTGACAAGTTTGCTAAGTCTTCTATTATGTTTTGCTTAACTTTTTTTATGTTTAACTCAGTCTTGATTCTTTTTAACCAAGCCTTAGTTCTAAACATCGTAACTGTTACAGGTTTTCTTTTTTCATCAAAACCTGTTACTTCATATGTACCTATATCATACTTGTCTACTTCCCATAAATCTAAATCTACGGAACAAGCAGCTAATAAATCTTCAAGTGATTTTACTCTAGTACAATTTTCAGCAGTTAATACCGCTTCATTGTTTGTTTCTTGAAAGCTTATAACTTCTTTTTCTTTAGGTTGTTTGTCTGGATTATCTTTTCTAAGTCTTCTAGCTACAGTTCTGATCTGCTCATAATTAGTTCCAAATATCTTAGCAGTATCAGCATACTTGCTTCGTAACAAATGTGGATTTGCTAATAAATATTCTTTTATTTTATCATTAAGTGACATTTATTCTTTTATACCATATCCATGTTGACTGACTAGTTCTAAATTTATTGGTTTTAATGTATGTTTTGATTTCTTACCTATTATCTTCTTAACAACTTTATCCACAACTTTTTGATCAGTGAATATAGACCCTTTGTTATAACCTTTAACTATAACTTCTTTTATGATATAAACCTTATTTCTTGCGTCTTTAAATGTCCAATTACTTAGCCATATAGGGACATTAAAATCTTTAGTTTTCACGACTTAATAACAGTAAACTGTGTATACTGTTGAGAACTCACCACGTAAAAATATATTGTTTTATTAAAATTACCAAAGTGTCTAGTAATACCAGATTCTTCTAATGATATGACAGAAGCATGAGGTATATCCATAGTAAATATTCTAATAAAGTTACCAGTTTGCTGTGAAGATATTCTACCTGCGGATACAGTAGCTGCAGCTTCTCCAGGACCTGTTATACTCCAATACATACTAATTACAGCATCATTACTACTTGAGTTCCAATGTGATATAACTACATCTTTTAAACTTTGCCCTGGGTTTAATTCAGTTAATGTATATAATGTATTTACTGTATCTGTTTTGACAAAGCTTAAATTATCATTTCTAGAAACTGATTCTGTTTCAATAGGTTGTCTAGATCTAGCTACTATCTCTTGTCTTCTTCTTTGTCTTGTGGTAACTTGTCTTTCTACAGTTCTTCTTTGAACTTGACGATTAACTTCAAACTGAGATCTTCTATATTCAGATTTCTTAATAAATTTATTGTCTTTTTCTTTAGCCATAATTTACCATTTTATTTCTATTGCAGCGCTTATAAAAGCTTTACTACCTGAGCTACTACTATCACCCTTTACCATAATCATTATATGACTGCCCGCTGCCACTGGTTTATTATTTATATCTCCTTCAGCCACTGCCACTGTTTTTACTTTATTATTATTTTCTGATGAAGCTACAACTACCTCTTCAAATATTGTTCTAGGGTGATCATTTGTATCTGCTGCTAATTCAGAAGGAACATATTCTACAATAGCCACTGTAATATTACCACTACTAGGATTACATGTAACCTGCATATTAATAGTATTTAAATTACATGCAACAGGAACGTGGAAACCAGCAGATCTAAATAGTTTAGATTGTGTAACCTCTGTGCTACTACTGATTGTTGCACTACCATAATCTAAAGCAATTTCAAACGGAGATCTTGTATCTTCAACATCTTCTGTAAATTGATAATTTGTAGTTAAGGTACAAAAACCTTTTAAATTTACAAACTGAGCGTATATACCAGATGATGTTGATGGTGTGCTAACGGTTAAATTACCTGATATATCAGCGTTACCATCTATATCTAAACTATCACCTTGAACTTCACCAGTAACATTTATACCACTACTTGTTGTTTCAAACTTTTGAGCGCTATCATAATATAATTTAACACCCTCGTCTGATCTTGCTTCAATAGATATTTCACTACTTCCATACTTAATAACTTTCCAATCATTACTATAGTAATTTAATAAATCACCATTCCCAGCATCTACTATATAACTATTATTTCCATCGTGATATATTTGCAAGTCACTACTATTACCAAATAAAGTTTTTACATTATCAGGAATAAAAATATCTTTACTAGCTGTAATATTTTCTGCACTTCCATCTATTTTTAAATATTCTTGATTAGACTCTGCAGCATTTGTAGTTTGAAATATAACACTGCCTCCAGCTTCTGTATTGTTTATAACAATATTTGTTCCATCAAAAGAATAACCTGTTAATGCAAGTTCTGCAGTAATATCTGTAATAGGCCTTTGAACAAGCGTGCCATTAGTTTTTATAATTAACATATTATCATCACTTGATAACCCAGACGATACTTCTTTAAATATTACTGTATTATCAAATATAGTTTTAAATCTATTTATATGTTTACCTAAAAACTTCATTAGGCAATATCAACATATTCTATAAAAACTTTTTCTTTCTGTAATGCTTTAGCAATATCTGGATATATTCTTTTATACGCGTTAGTGGATTTGCCAATAAACCCATCTTTGATGATAACATTATTCTCCTGCGAATCACCAACAAGAAGACACCCAGCAGTATGTTCATCAGTATTACCAGTATGAATGAGAATGTACTCAAAATTTGGTACACCAATAACATGTAACATTCCTTTATGGAATGAAAACCTTTTTTTATATTTTTCATGGAAGCCTCCTTCTTTTCGGAGTTTTATTTGATAGGTTCCTTGTGGCACTCTAGTTTCGCCACGAACCTTATTATCTCTATGTTCATCTTCTAATGTATAACATAGAAAATCTAATTTATTATTTCTTTCTAAAAAAAGTAAGCCAGAAGTACTATCCTCCTGGCTACTAATTCTTAATACCTTA